GCGGCTCAGGAGGAGGCGCACAGGCTGCGTCTGCGCATTATGTCCTTGGAAGCGGCGATGCGAAGCGTGGGCGCGATTATCCCCCCCGAAAGTCCGGTGGTGTCGGCATGATCCGCGCCTTCATCATCGCCGTCCTTCTGCTGCTGGGCGTCGTCGTCTGGCAGCGTGGCTCGGTGTCCATCGCTCACCGTGCGGCCGACAAAGCTGTGTCGAGCCGTGACGCCATGAAGAGGGAGCGTGACGCTGCCCGAGCTGAGGCCCATGCCGCCAACGAAACCCTGAAGGTCGAGCGTGGCAGTGCCGTCGCCGCAAATAACCTGGCGTCCAAGTACGAAAAGGAAAAGAACGATGCACAGAAGGCATCTGATCGCCTCATCGCTGATCTTCGCGCTGGCAACCAGCGCCTGCACCAGCGTTGGCAAGCGTCCGTCGCAACTGCAGAGCTGTCCGCGACCGCCGCTGCCGGCAGCCAGCTTGATGGTCGAGCCGTCGACCGAATTGAAAGTGCGGGCCGAGCTATTGGCGCCGCTGCCCAGTGCGACGCCCAAGTGAGGGCGCTGCAGGCTTACGCGATGCTGTGTTCGGGAGGTGTGCGGTGAGTGAGGTCGACTTCCTCCGCGATCTGGATGGCAACTTGCATGCCGCCTTTGCGCTGGCGGGCATGGCGTCGCAAGGTCGGTACACGGCCAAGGATGGTCGGACGACCGAGGGCGTGCGTGCCTATGTGGAGCGCGACGTTGAGACCATCGGTGAACTGCGTCAGTTCAGGTCAGGCCGTGTGGAGATCGCGTACCTGCGCTCGGACGTGGCGCCTGACCAGGGCGATCGCTTCGAGTCGGTTTCGACCGCGTTCGGTACTGAGGTCTTCGTCAACAGTAAGAAGATCAGCGATGACGGCTCACAGAGCCGCTGGCTGGTGACCCGTGGCTGACCTGGCAGAGCCGCTGTCGTGGCAGCTGGTGGAGTTCCTGGCTGCTCGCGTGCGCCTGATCTCGCGCAGCAGTGGCTTCCGCACCGACATCGGCGCGGGCGCCGTGATCATCGATGAAAACGAGATCAGCGAGGACAGCACCGAGCCGGCAACGATCATCTCTGTCCGCCAGCTTTCGCGCAGTGGCGGCGGTGTTGCCCAGTCCAGCTCCGATGCGGCCATCACCATCGAGTTCGAAGTCCCGCGTGGCAGCGATGAAGCGAATCCTAGGCTGCTCGTTCATCGCGCGCGCCATGACCTGATCCGTGCCCTGACGTTCAAAGAGAAGTCGCTGCCGCTGGGGGTGACCAGCTTTGAGCTGATCGAAACCCAGCTTGCGACCCTGGAGGACGATGCCGGGCATACCGCCGTAGTCGCTCAGATCACCGCGCGGGCTGGTCTGACCGAGACCTTTGAGCCCGTGTCCAACCCGTAAAGGAACCAGAACCATGGCACAGCCCAAAGTCCGCAAATTCGCAGGTGACCTGCGCTTCTGGGAGCACGGCGCCGAGGGCGTTCGCGTCCCCGTCATTCCCGAGCCCGCCGACAAGTTCGGTAACCAGCCCCTGGAGCAGTCCTCGCTAACCTTCAGCTACGAAGCCGGCGATTCGGTGGAGATCAAGAGCAAGCGCCGCGATGCTCGCTATCAGCAGATCATCCACAAGGATTCGAATCCGGGCGTCACCAACGTCTCGATTACCGCGCTGGAAGTGCCGACGGCCTTCTTGGCTCGCATGCTGTACGGCACCCTGGTCAACACCACTGTGGCAGCCGGCTCGGCCACCGCTGTGTCGGTCACTGTTGGCAGCGTGGATACCCCCGTGAAGCTGCCGCACAACTTCATCGAAGCAACGCCGGCGCCGGCGTTCAAGAAGGGCGCAGTGGACCTGGTGAAGGGCACCGACTATGACCTGGAACCCCGTCATGGTCTGTTGATCCCCAAGAAGGGTGGCGCGCTGCAGGCCGGTGATGTTGTGACGGCCGACTACAACTTCGATGCCTACCTGGAAACCGCAATCAGCGGCGGCACCACCCCGAGCAAGTCGTTCCAGATCCTGGGCGACATGCAGGACCGCATCAGTGGCGACGAAGGCCTGCTGACCATTCCCAACGTCGACCTGACCGTCGATGGTGACGTTGACTGGTTCAGTGACGAGCCGATCCAGGTGACCCTGACCGGCCCGGTCATCTTCCAGGCCGGCGAGACCGATCTCTACACCTTCAAGATCGCAGCGCAGTCGGCGGGCTGAGCGTGCTGGTGACCCCAGCGAGGGGAGGGCGCCGGGAGGGCGCCCTCCTGGTTTGAAACAGGAAAGGCACCGTGGCGTCCAATCGCAGTAACAACCTGCTCAAGTACTACGCCAGCGGCCGGCGGGCAAAAGGCTTGCATGGCCTGACCGACCTGGCTGGCGAGGTGCTGAATCGGTACGACCTGTCGGTGCAGCGGGCGTTCATTGGTCTGCAGCGCCGGGCTGGGCCGGCTACTGCGCAGGAGGTCCGTGCCTCTTACAACATCCGCGCCTCTGCGCTGCGCGGGAAGTATCGCGTGGAAACGGGCGAGCGCGGCTACAGCACCGGTAAGCGTGGCAGAGACGACTTCCTTTCGATCTGGGCCAGCACGCGGCCGATCTCGCTGATCGAGTTCGGCGGTCGCTGGGCTGGCCGCAAATCCCGAGGTGCCACGGCGGGCATTGGCGTGGGCGAATCGAAGACGTACGACGGTGCCTTCATCGCCACGATCAAGGGCCGAAAGGCCATCCGTGTGCGCACCTGGGATAGGGCGCGGCAAAAGCGCCACGGCCGTGGCCCCGTTCGCATCCTCCGAGGGCCAAGCCCGTTCGAGATGCTCTCGGGTGCTGATGGCAACAGCCGCGCCTTGGAGGCCCGTCGCCGGCTGATCGAGCGCTTTCACACCACCTACCTGACTGAACTGCGCCGCCAGTGGCGCGTCAACGGAAGCTCCAATGGCTGATCGGCTGGAAGAAGCAATTCGGGTCGTCATCGAAACGCAGGGCCGCGAGGGCGTGGATGAACTGCGCGCGGCGTTTGGCGATCTGGGGGATGTCTCGGTCGAGACCGCTGGCAAGGCGACGAAGCTGCTCGACTCTCTCACTGGGCTGAACGAGGCAGCGGCCAAAGCGGATGCCTTCGACGGCATGCTGGCCGATCTCGCAGAGCTGGAAAGGCAGTTTGATGACAATCAGAAGGCCGCGCTGGCGCTCAGCCTCGGCATCGGGGAGATGGAGAAGCCGTCCCGCGAGGTGCTGGCAGCCCAGCGCGATCTACGTAAGGAGGGCGAACGCCTGAAAAAGGCGCTGAACGAGCAATGGGACGCCGTAGGCAAAGCCGACGACGAGCTTTCTTCGCTCGGCATCAACACCGCGAACCTGGCCGATCACCAGCAGCGCCTGCGTATCGAGGCGACCCGCAGCGCGGCAGCGCTCATTGAGCAGGCCCGGGCTGCCGCAGCAGAGGCTGAAGCGGGGCGTCGGCGCAAGCAGCAGATCGATGAGGCAGAGGCTGCCTTCCGCAGGCAGGCCACTACCAGCAAAGCAGCGGCAAAGTCCTTGGCCGAGTACCAGGAGCGCGCCGCTGATGCCGCCGCCGGCAGCGGCGACCTGGCGGACGCAACGGAGAGCACTGTCAGCTGGTTCGGCAGACTCAAGGCAGTCGCCGCTGGTGCGATCGCGTTCGTCGGCCTGAACCGAGTGGTTGACGGCATCAAGGCCATCGTGAAGGAGGGCAGCGACGCTGAGCAGGAACTGGCTCAGCTGGAAGCGGCCTTGCACGCCACGGGTCGCACCAGCGAGTTCACAGCGCAGAGCTTGGCCGCCATGCGCCAGCAGCTGCAGAGTGGGCTGTTCGATGACGGGCAGATCAGCGCCGCCCAGGTCCGCCTGCTGTCGTACACCAACATCGTGGGCGAGCAGTTCCCGGCGGCGATGCAGATCACCATCGACCAGGCCCAGCGGCTGGGCATGTCGCTGGAGCAGTCTGCCGAGGTCGTTGGCAAGGCGCTGCAGACGCCGTCGAAGGCAATGGAGAGCCTG